ATGATCAACGAAGCATCCAACACTGTTGGCGCTATCGCACCTGCTGGTCTATCTGGTGATAGCCTAGCAAACACCCCACAAACTGGTGGACTTGCTGGTTTCGATCCAGTCATGATCTCCTTGATCAGACGTGCGATGCCTAACCTCGTAGCATATGACATCTGTGGTGTCCAGCCTATGTCTGGTCCTACTGGTCTTATCTTTGCTATGAAGTCACATTATCAAGATAAGGATAATGCACTTCGCGCAGGTCGTGAAGCACTCTACAACGAGCCTGACGCAAACTTCTCTGCATCCTCTGCTGGTGCAGCTGCATACGACAACACCCCACTCGGCACTGACGACGTTAAGCCTCTTGGCGATGGCGGTACTACCGATGCAAACCCTGGCCTTCTTAACGACGCAACTGGCGGCGGCACCACTGCTGCTAACTACGAGCGTGGCGAAAGAGGCATTGCAAGAGAGAACGCTGAAACCCTAGGTTCAGGTTCAACCTTGTTTAACGAGATGAGCTTCAGCATTGAGAAGACTTCGGTACAAGCACGTACCAGAGCACTCAAGGCAGAGTACACTCTAGAACTAGCACAAGACCTCAAGGCGATCCATGGTCTTGATGCTGAGCAGGAACTTGCTAACCTTCTCTCTAGCGAGATCCTTGCTGAGATCAACCGCGAAGTCGTTCGTACTGTATACACCGTTGCTAAGCAAGGTGCTCAGAACAACGTTGCTAACGCTGGTGTATTTGACCTCGACGTTGACAGCAACGGTCGTTGGTCAGTTGAGAAATTCAAGGGACTTATGTTCCAGATTGAAAGAGATGCTAACGCTATCGCACAGCAAACTCGTAGAGGAAAGGGCAACTTCATCCTAACTTCTGCTGACGTTGCTTCTGCTCTCGCTATGTCTGGTGTCCTTGACTACTCCTCAGGTCTAACTGGCGCTGGTGGTCCTTCCATCGGTGAAGTAGATGACACTGGTAACCTCCTAGTCGGCACCATGAACGGTCGCATTAAGGTCTACGTTGATCCTTACTCTGCTAACGTTTCTAACAGCCACTTCTACGTCGCTGGTTATAAGGGTTCTTCCCCATATGACGCAGGTCTATTCTACTGCCCATATGTACCTCTCCAGATGCTCAGAAGCATTGATCCTAACACCTTCCAGCCAAAGATTGGCTTCAAGACCCGCTACGGCATGGTTGCGAACCCATTCGTTGTTGATGGATCTGGTAACCCTGATCAAGAGGCACTTACCCACAACCGTAACCAGTATTACAGAAGAGTTCGCGTTGCGAACCTCATGTGATATCGGTCACGAAACCAACACAGGGACCCTACGGGGTCCCTTTTTTTGTGCTTAAATAGTATTACATATACAGGGGTACTAAACATGCCGAGAGGCGGAATGAGTAAGGTTGACATAGAACCTAGGATACTTAAACTGAAAAATGAATTGTTTGAAGGTAAGTATGATGGTGCTAGTCAAGAATGGATTGACGGTGCTCACTATCAATTGAATCAAGTTCTCAACATTTTACAGGAATATTCATCATGAATAATTCTCTAGTTTTACTACTATGTTTATCACCATTGGCGGTGGTTTTTATTGTAATGAAACTTGCGGTATGGATATCAGAAACGTCAGCATTCCGTGCTGAAACAGAGAAACTAAAACGTATGCAGCACGGTCCCTATATTGTCTGGGACGATAAGGAGGAAGAGGAAGATGAATGGTAAAGAATATCCTTATGATAAAGACTACCAGTTACTACACAATAGAGTATTGAAAATGAAAATTGAAACTATGTTTGAAGAACCCTGCCCTTTGTATGAACCAGAGTGGGAAGATGTAACTCACAGTGCCAAGGACTGGGAAGACTTCTGGTATAACGAGGATAAATAGTATCAGCTTGGGAAGTTGACATGTCTGCTAAGTGGTACAAGGAACAACCTAGTAATAGGAATTTTCTAAACCCAATTGGTTTCCTCCTTAAACTGGATAAGTTTGAGGGGGTAGACTTCTTTTGTCAAACGGCAAACGTACCAGACATCACAATGCCTACCACGGAAGTGGCAAGTCGTTTTAGAAGCTTGCCTATCTATCCTGGCGGCGGTGTATCGTTCAGTGATTTCACTGTACGTTTTATTGTTGATGAAGACTTAAAGAATTATTATTCTATTCATTCTTGGATGCGTGACGTTGGTAATGCTGACCAGATGAAGAGAGACACAGCAGAGTCTGACATCTACACGCAGGGACAACTCTTAATTGTTACGTCTCAATACAATCCAGCGTTCATTGTGCAGTTTGAGAATCTGTTCCCTGTTGCATTGAGCAACTTGCAGTTTGATGCTACAATGACAGATGTAGAATACATTACTGCTGAAGTTACATTCAAGCATCAACGATTCTTTATTCGTGATAAAAATCTGAAATCTTTATGAAATTTGGTGACCTTCTTAGTAAATTTGAAAAACTAAAAGAAGACTGGGCAGAAGATTCTGCAGTTGACTTTCAATTTAAGAACAAACAGTATAGCACAGATCTGGGACAACTCGCGTTAGACATCCCTTTTCAACATAATAAATACTTAAACCACTACACTGACATTCAAGCAGTTAAAACTTCATTGGAGTTTGAGATCCGTAGATTGGTAAGAGAGAAGCGTGAGTATTACTCTGGCGAGGCAGACGCTAAGACATACGCCGCTAAACCATTCGGATCATCAATCAAGACTTCTGAAAAGATGAAGGTTTATCTTGAGAGTGATGAGGAAATCATTAACTTAGAAGCAAAGATCAAATATCTAGACCAGATGCTTTATTGGTTGGATCAGGTCATGCGCCAAATTTCTAACAGAGGTTTCCAAATCAAGAGTGCCATTGAGTGGGAGAAATTTGTAAATGGACAATGATGACCACCCTGAGTATCAAGAAGAAGAACGAAGTATACATCACAATCCAATCTGCCGAACCACACGTACATCGTGAGTTATCAGATTACTTCACCTTTGAAGTTCCAGAGGCAAAGTTCTTAAAGAAGAACCCTCGCTACAAATATTGGGATGGAACCATTCGTCTGTACTCACCAGGTACAGGCGAACTTTATCATGGTCTGATGAAACACTTACAAGTGTGGGCACATGAGAGACAGTATAATATTGAATACGAAAACAATGACTGGTATGGAAAGGTTGAGGAGGTTAATGACTTTGTGTCTCCTCGTGGCATCAAAACCTTTATGGACAAAATCACCCGAGCGGGAATTACTCCACGCTCATATCAGTACAATGCTGTCTACGAAGCAATAAAATATAACAGAAAACTTTTACTTTCGCCTACGGGATCTGGGAAGTCTCTGATGATCTATTCCCTCGTCAGATACTATACTGCTACCAACAAGAAGACGCTCATCATCGTCCCTACTACGTCCTTGGTAGAACAGATGGTCAATGACTTTAACGATTACGGGTGGAATGCGGACGATCATGTGCATAAAATTTATTCGGGCAAAGATAAAAATACTGACAAACCAATCATTATTTCCACTTGGCAATCCATCTACAAGTTCCCCAAAAGATACTTTGATGATATTGACTGTGTTATCGGTGATGAAGCACACCTATTTAAGTCGAAGTCCCTCACGGGAATCATGACAAAGTTGCATAACGCAAAGTATCGCTTTGGTTTCACTGGCACCCTAGACGGAAGTAAGACACATAAGTGGGTGCTAGAAGGATTATTTGGTGACTGTGAGCGTGTAACTAAGACTGATGATCTTATCAAGTCTGGATATCTTAGCAAGTTTAGAATCAAAGTGTTGCTATGTAAACACGCCCCGCAATACTTTGAATCATATCACGATGAGATGGACTACTTAGTCGAGCATCGTGGTAGAAATAACCTGATCAAAAATCTTATTAAAGATATTGAAGGTAATAGTTTGGTCCTATTTAATTATATAGAGAAGCACGGGGAACCACTTTATGAGTTGATAAATAGTACCATAGACCCCGAGCGGAAACTCTTTTTCGTTCACGGTGGTACTGATGTAGAAGATAGAGAAGCTGTTCGTCAGATTACTGAGACTGAGAACAATGCTGTGATCCTTGCGTCTTATGGCACCTTCTCTACAGGTATTAACATCAAACGATTACACAACATTATTTTTGCTTCCCCAAGTAAGTCGCGCATTCGTAACCTCCAGTCAATCGGACGTGTCCTCAGGAAAGGCGCAGGCAAAGACATAGCAACCTTGTATGATATCGCTGATGATATTGGCGGTCAGAATTATACTCTCAAACATTTGAATGAAAGAGTTACCATTTACAATGAGGAGAACTTTAAGTATGAGGTTATAAAAGTAAACCTTAGAGCAAATTAAATATGGAAGAAGAATTCTATGCGACTTTAAAACTGGTATCAGGTGAAGAAATTATTGCAAAAGTCTGTTACCTTACTGAAGAAGATAGACTTATCCTTGACAGACCACTCTCTGTTGAGAATGCAAAGAAGAGACAAGGACAGGTTGAGGTAACAGGATTTCAACTAAAGGAATGGATCAATGCAACCTTTGAAGAGTTGTTCGTTATTCCTAAAGATAAAGTCATTACCATGACTGAAGTCGAGGGCGAGATTGTTGACTTCTATGAAAAAACCCTCAACCGATTAGAGAGTGGAAAGTCTCTAGCAGGACGAGGGGACAAGTTACCCAGAGCATCTGGGTACGTAGGTTCAGTAAAAGAAATGAAAAAAACTCTAGAGGATATATTCAAGAGGAGTTAAAAGCTACTGCTTCTCTTGAACCCTGACAGAGTTATCCTACTGAGGTTCTGAGGATTTGTCAACCCCCCTTTACAAATCCCTGACCGAATGGTATACTTAATGTATTATGATTATGTGAGCAATCAACCGTGGCATACACAGTAATGGCAAAAAGAAAACAAACAGAATACTACGTAAACAATAAGGAGTTCCTTGCTGCCATTGTTGAGTATCGTAACAAAGTCCATCGTGCAAAAGAGTTGGATAAACCACGTCCTCGTGTCACCAACTATTTGGGAGAATGTTTTCTTAAGATTGCTACACACCTATCATACAAACCAAACTTTGTCAATTACATGTTCCGTGAAGACATGATCTGTGATGGCATTGAGAATTGTCTCCAGTACATTGACAACTTTGATCCAGAGAAATCAAAGAACCCGTTTGCTTACTTCACACAAATCATTTACTACGCTTTCCTCCGCCGCATCCAGAAAGAGAAGAAACAATTAGAGATCAAAGGAAAGATCCTAGAGCGGTCAGGTTACGACGAAGTTATGCATACTGATTCCTATGATGGAAGTATGGCAGGAATGAATGCATCATACTCTGACATGGGAAGCATCAAAGAAAATATTGAAACGAGAATGAATCGATGAGTGGAGATCATGAAACCTATGAATGGTACACAACACCTTATGGAGACTTCAGAGTCGAGAAGAGACGCTTTGGAACGTGGACTAGCTTTGGTAAGGATGGTAAGGAACTCATCACAGGAGGTACGAAAGAAGCTGTCCTTCAAGGAACAGGATTCCACTTGGAAGGTGTCGCAACCAACTGGGCAAATGCTAGAGTCTCTAATCCGTATGACGGAACAGTAGGAGGTAAACTATGAAACCAACTGAAAACTATGAACAACTCTTAGAGAGATTTACTAAGAGAACAAAACAGATCTCAGCAACTGTTCCTAAGAATACTGTTGAAGCAGAAAAACAAAAAGAACAATTAGATTACTTGCGTGGATGCAAAGATACGATAGAATATCTAATGACAGGCAAGTTGCCTAACGATGGAAACCACGATGGAATGAAAAACCATAAACCACAATGAAAATTGCACTGATTACCGACCAACACCTAGACGGTCGGAAAGGTTCGCTACAATTCTGGAATTACTTTCAGAAGTTTTATGATGATGTATTTTTCCCGACTCTAGAGAAAGAGGGTGTCAAGGTCGTCTTTGATCTGGGTGACACTTTCGACAATCGAAAGACGATGGATTTCAATACCCTTAATCGTATTACTACAAACTATTTCGATAGATTGAAGGACTACGAAGTGCATATGTTGGTTGGCAATCATTGCACCTATTATAAGAATACCAATAAGATCAACTCACCTGAGTTGCTACTGACTCAATACCCAAACATCAAAGTATATTCTGAACCCGAAGAAATTCTCATGGGTAAGAAGAAATTCCTGATGCTTCCTTGGATCAATAGAGAAAACCAAGAAGAGGTATTGAGACTTCTCGATAGCAGTGACGCAGATATCTGCTGTGGTCATCTAGAACTATCTGGTTTTGAGATGATTGCTGGTATGGTTATGGATCATGGTATGGATCCCAAACTCTTCAAGAACTTCAAACGAGTCTGGTCTGGACATTACCATCATAAGTCTAAGCGTGGAAACATCCAATACTTAGGCAACCCCTATCAAATGTTCTGGAACGATTATAAAGACACACGTGGATTCCATATATACGATACTGAAAGTGATAAGCTTAAGTTTATCAAGAACCCATACGACATCTTCGACAAGATCACCTATGACGACACACGTTTGGACTACAACAAATACGATGTGTCTAGTCATGACAGCAAGTTCATTAAGATTATCGTTGAAGAAAAACGAAACTACCAAATGTTTGAAACACTGGTTGATCGTCTTTACAACGTAGGTGCTCATGATGTTAAGGTTGTCGAAACTCTAGTTGATGTAGAGAGTGCTGATCAAACAGCAATTGAAACGAAGGATACCATGACACTTCTCAATGAGTATATTGATGAGGTAGAAATGTCCGTAGACAAATCAGATCTCAAGAAACTTATGAGGCATCTATATATTGAGAGCTGCAACGTTGTGTGATGTTTATAGTAACTCTAGAAGACCATCCTGATGGTGTATACTCTGTGTTCGACGCTGCAGAGGATAGAGTCATTCCTATTTTCACAGAAGAAGATGACGCTGATCGGTATCTAATGATGCTAGAGGATGACGAAGATTATCCCCCCATGCAGATTGTAGAGATCGAAGATCATGCTATAATTGGAGCATGCCAAGAGAGAGGACATAAGTTTTCTATCATAACCCCTGACGATTTTTTGATTCCACCTGACGACCGAGAATGATTATTTTTAAGAAGATCCGTTGGAAGAACTTTCTTTCGACGGGCAATGTATTCAGTGAAGTTGATTTGCTAGGAGCAAAAACTAATTTAATTGTTGGATCCAACGGAGCAGGTAAGAGCACTATTCTAGATGCCCTTACCTTTTCTTTGTTTGGAAAACCCTTCCGTAAAATTAGTAAGAGTATGCTGGTCAATAGTATCAATGAAAAAGGTGCTATGACTGAAGTAGAATTTTCTATTGGCAAAGTAGATTACAAAGTCATTCGTGGTATCAAACCAAACAAGTTTGAGATCTATGCTAACGATCAACTGTGGAATCAGGAAAGCACAGTCATGGATCAGCAAAAGAATCTTGAGCAAAATGTTCTCAAGATGAATTACAAGTCATTCACACAAATTGTGGTGCTTGGTTCTTCTACCTTCATTCCTTTCATGCGTCTGCCTGTATCACAAAGACGTGAGATCATTGAAGACATTCTTGACATTCAAGTCTTCTCTACAATGAATGTCTTACTGAAAGATAAAGTCAGGGAAAACAATGAAGAGATCAAGGATGTGGATTACAAGATTCACCTTCTAGAAGAAAAGATTAGTATCCAGAAAAAGTACATGCTTGAACTGGAGAAACAGAACAAGGAAGCGATTGGTCGCAAGGAAACTAAGATCAAAGAATTGTTAGTAAACGAAAACGATAACCTCTTAGAGATTGCGCGTCTTCAGGATGATGTATTAAATCATTCTAAAGAAATGGAATTGCTGTCTTCTAGCACATCAAAGCTTAGTAAGTTGAACACATACCTTGTTAAAATACAACATAAGTTAAATACATGTGAGAAGAATCATAAGTTCTTTGCCGATAATACAACATGTCCTACATGCACACAGGACATCGATGAGTCGTTTCGACAACAGAAACTTTCTGAAGAGAAAGCGCAATTAGATAATTTGAATATTGGTTTAGAAGATCTCAATGATGCTATCTCTAAAGAAGCGGAGCGTGAGAATGAATTCCAAAGACTATCGCAAACTGTACTCGGTCTCAACTCTGATATTACTCAAGCGAATTATCGTATCACTCAAGTCAGACAAACCATCCGTGATATAGAAGAAGAGATCAAGGAACTAGATGAGTCCAACCCAGACAAGAAAGCAGAGTTTGTTAAGTTGGAAGGTCTTGTCAATGACAAGAAATCTTTGAATAGTGAACTTGCTAATTCAAAGAAAGACCGAGATGTTTTAACAACGGCATCACAACTACTAAGAGACAACGGGATTAAGACTAGAATTATCAAGACTTATCTCCCTGCAATGAATCAACATATTAACCAATACTTACAAAGGATGGACTTTTATGTCAATTTCATGCTGGATGATAACTTTCAGGAGATAATCAAGTCTAGATACCGCGACGTGTTTTCATATGATAGTTTCAGTGAGGGAGAAAAGTCTCGTATTGATATCGCTCTGCTGCTTACTTGGCGTTCTATTGCTAAGCTCAAGAATTCTGTGGATACTAACCTCTTGATTCTGGATGAGATCTTTGACAGTTCTCTTGACCAGCAAGGTGGTTCTGATCTAGGATGGATTCTTCGTAACTTCGATGACAACACAAACGTCTATGTCATCAGTCACAGAGAGCAACTAGAAGGAAAGTTTGCTAGAACCATCACAGCACAAAAAGAAAAGAACTACTCCGTCCTCAAGGAGACAGTTGAAGAAGTGGACTAGGGGTGCCTGCGGGCACCCTTTTTTTGTATATACTTATAGTATCAACAACACAGATACATGCTCCGTCAAGAAATCAGAGGAAACCTTGCCCGCCTTCTCGCTACTGAGAACCTGATCGTTGAGCACCGTCGTGTCAGCACTGCATCCTTTGACGTTGACCGTCGTGTGCTGACTCTCCCTAACTGGGACCGTGCTAGCAACATTGTATATGACATGCTCGTAGGACATGAGGTAGGACATGCACTGTTCACTCCTAATGAAGACTGGAGAGACGTAGCAGATTGTCCTAAGGACTTCGTTAATGTCATCGAGGATGCTCGCATTGAGAAACTTATGAAACGTAAGTTTCCTGGCTTACGTAAGTCATTTGCTGGTGGATACCGTGAACTGAATGACCAAGACTTCTTTGGTATTGCCAACACTGACTATGAAGATATCAGTCTGATTGACCGTATCAATCTTCACTTCAAGTGTGGTGCTGATGCCATGATTCCTTTCTCTATCGAAGAGAAAGTGTTTGTTGCTCGCACTGACCTTGCAGAAACTTTCGATGAAGTTCTTGACATTGCTGTTGATGTGTACGAGTTCAGTAAGCAAGAGAAACTTGCTGAAGTAGAAGCAACTGTAACGCCTGAACAGTCTGAAAACGAAAGTAACGATGGCGAAGAAACTGAGCAGCAAACTGAAACTAAATCAGATTCTGGTGATGAGTCTCAAGAGATGGATGGTGATGCTGATAAGACTGGTAGTCCTGAAGAAGAGTGGGAAGACGAAGGTCTAGACTACGATGATCAAACAGTCGGCAATAGTGGTGGAGAAACTGCACAGACCCAACGTTCTTTCGATGGTGCATCTGAGCAACTGTCAAATCCTTATGCCACAAACCCTACATACATTGAACTACCTGACAGTGTAAATCTTGAAGACTTTATTGCCGATTGGACGGAGATCCACGGTTGGATTGATGAGCAGAGGGAAGGTGCAGATTACGACTACGAGTATACTGACGCAAAGTATCGTGAGTTTCGTAAGCAATCTCAGAAGGAGGTAAATTATCTTGTTAAAGAGTTCGAGTGTCGTAAGTCTGCTGACGCTTACGCTCGTGCTGGTCAATCTAAGACTGGTGTCCTTGATACTTCAAAGTTACATACTTATCTGTATAACGAAGATCTTTTCAAGAAAGTAACTATCTTACCTGATGGCAAGAATCATGGAATGATTTTCCTGCTTGACTGGTCTGGTTCTATGTCGCGTGAAATTCTTGATACTGTCAAGCAACTCATCAACCTGACCACATTCTGTAAGAAAGTCAACATCCCATTTGAGGTGTATGCATTCACTAATGACTATCACCCTGTCCGTCGCATCAAAGAAGGACAGAAAGATTATGTCACTAACGATGAATACTTCAAAGCACTGGGTTGTGAAGAGGGCAAAATTTATCTCGGTAAAGGTTTGTTCCACATGATGAACATGATTTCATCTCGTTCTAACTCAAAAGACTATGAGCGTATGTGTCTTAATCTCTTCAGAGAAGCAGCATACTATATCTGGTCTGTTGGTTACAGAGCAACCGTTGGTATCGGTCTCTCAGGAACACCATTGAATGAAGCGATTGTGATGCTTAATTACATCATCCCTGCATTCAAGCAGAAGAACGATCTTCAGAAAGTCAACGTTTGTGTTCTGAGTGATGGTGAGTCTTGCCAAGCAGCATATGGTCGTAAGTTCTACAATGATCACAAGGATGAGTATTACATTCGTCCTCGTCGCATTGGTGACAACGTTGTTCTTCGTGACCGTGTAACTGGTCGTGTTTACAATGGTTTGGATGGATGGCAAGCAAACACCAATGTGTTTATCCAGCAGGTTCGTGATCGTTTCCCTATGGTGAATGTTATTGGTTTCCGTATTATGCCAGGCGCAAACCTCAGCAGGTTCGTTACTTCTTATGCTAGTCAAGAACATTATGCTGAAGTTGTTAAGCAGTGGAAGAAAGAGAAGTCAGCAATCATTCCTGAACCTAAAGCATTCACTGCACTGTATGCTGTCTCCAATCAATCTCTGAGTGAATCATCAGAATTCAACGTTGAGTCTGGTGCTAAGAAGGGAGAGATCACACGTGCATTCAAGAAAATGCTGAAGAGTAAGTCAACTAACAAGAAACTCCTTACTTCCTTCATCGAGCACGTAGCATAACCAGTTCGCAAACTGTCCACAAGGGGTCGTCAATGACCCCACCACACCTTATACTATATTCATCAACACAAAAGACACATGCCTTTCGCTCCCGTTCCTGTTTCTACAGAAGACCTTGTTACTTACCTTACCGATGCCCACGGTACTGAAGTGAGCACCAAGCAACTCTTTGAAGCATCTGAAAACTTCAACTGTTCTCTCGCTACTGTCAAGAAGCGTCTCAAGGATTACAAGAAGGGAATTGGTAAGTGGGACCTGACCATTCAGGAGAAACTTGAGCAGACCTTTGAGGCACCTGCTGCAATGCCTGCTATCGAGCAGAACCTGATCCCTAGCAAGGATGACAACTTCATTCCTTTCGGTAACTTCACTGATGTAAAGAAAGTTATCCAGTCCAAACTGTTCTACCCAGTGTTCATCACTGGTATGTCTGGTAACGGCAAGACTTTCTCTGTTGAGCAAGCATGTGCTTCTCTAAATAGAGAACTGATTCGGGTAAACATTACCATTGAAACCGACGAGGATGATCTTATTGGTGGTTTCCGTCTTGTTAACGGTCAAACTGTTTGGCATAATGGTCCTGTCATCGAAGCTCTGGAGCGGGGAGCTGTGCTGCTTCTAGATGAAGTTGACCTTGCTTCCAATAAGATCCTGTGTCTTCAATCTGTCCTCGAAGGTAAAGGTGTATTCCTGAAGAAAACTGGTCGTTATGTACAACCCAAGGAGGGGTTCAATGTTATTGCAACTGCAAATACTAAAGGCAAAGGCAGCGATGACGGTCGCTTTATTGGAACCAATGTTCTCAATGAGGCATTCCTTGAGCGTTTTGCCTTGACCTTTGAGCAGGAGTATCCTACCCCTGCTACTGAGACTAAGATCCTCCTGCGTGTTGCTGCTTCTGTTGGCAAGCATGACGAAGAGTTCTGCACCAACCTTGCTACATGGGCAGACATCATCCGCCGTACTTTCAAGGATGGTGGTATCGATGAAGTGATCTCTACTCGTCGTCTCGTTCACATCATGAGGGCATATGCTATCTGGAACGATCGCATGAAAGCAATCAAGGTTTGTGTGAACCGTTTCGATGACGAAACAAAAGAGTCATTTGTCGAATTGTATGATAAAGTAGATGCTGACGTTACTACCGAGGAGGAAGAAACCAATGCCTAATCTTCATACGAAGAACCTTCATGGTTATGTAAATCATCTTGCCGTCCTTGACGATGGCAAGACTGTCAGGATCTTAGGTGGCGAAGGACTAAAGTTGTTCGTCAAAGACCTTGACGGCAACGTCCAAGAATGCTACCATAATAATCTACGCTTTATTTGGAACAAGTGAACTTGAAATACAATGAAGACGCTCTGATTACAGAGCTACGTGATTACATTATTGGCACTTATGGACAACACTATTCCGCTGGTAACGACAGCATTCAAACGTTAGACCTGATCGAAGCATGTGGTGACGCTGAAGCATTCTGCCGAAGCAATATCCTGAAGTACGCTTCGCGCTATGACAAGAAGGGCACTGCCCGTCGTGATATCATTAAGATCCTACACTATGGTCTCCTTCTTCTTCATTTCTCTGACAAGACCAACGTTACCGAAACTTACAATCAATGAGCAAAGTTACCCTTTCAAAAAATACACTTGATGTCCTCAAGAACTTCTCGACAATCAATTCCTCAATCGTATTCCGCTCAGGAAGCACAGTACGAACTATTAGCAATGCAGAAAACATTCTCGCGAAATTCACTGGCGAGGAAGTATTTCCGACTGACTTCGCAATTTATGATCTCAGTCAGTTCCTTAGTGGTATTAGTCTGTTTAATGACCCTCAGCTCGAGTTCACCTCTAACGATTTTGTTAGCATTCGTGGTGGGCGTCAGTCTGCCAAATACTATTTCTCGGATCCTGAAATCACTCTCAAGAGTGCGCCTGAGAAAAACGTAAACTTTCCTGGCGCAGACATCCAGTTCAATCTGACTAGTGATGATCTGATTGCACTGCAGAAAGCATCTGCTGTGTATAGTCTGCCTGATCTTACCTTCTATTCTGAAGAAGGTTCTGACACAATCAAAATCATCCTTCGTGACAAAGAGAATGATACCAGCAATACTTACGATCTCACCGTGGGTGGTTGTTCTACTGGCACCTTTTGTCTTGATCTTAAGATTGAAAACATTCGTGTCCTACCTGGCGACTATACTGTTAAGGTGTCCAAGCACCTGATTTCTGAATGGACTAATCAGAACGTTGACCTGACCTATTACATTGCCCTTGAACCTTGAGTAAAGAATTTTTGTGGGTGGAGAAATACCGCCCAAACATTGTCGAAGATTGCATTCTTCCTGAGAGCATCAAGAATGTCTTTCAGGGTTTCGTTAATCAAGGCGAACTGCCCAACCTGCTGCTGAGTGGCACTGCAGGAGTCGGCAAGACTACCATCGCTAAGGCGCTGTGTGAGGAGATTGGTGCCTCTTACATCGTGATCAATGGATCCGATGAAGGACGCTTCCTAGACACCGTGAGGAACCGTGTGAGGCAGTTTGCCACAACGGTCTCTCTGACCTCTGGAGCGTCCCACAAGGTCGTTATCATCGATGAGGCAGACAACACCACTAACGACGTGCAACTGTCTCTCAGGACCGCTGTGGAGGAGTTCCACAGCAACTGTCGGTTTATCTTCACCTGTAACTTCATTAACAAGATCATCGAACCGCTGCACTCACGTTGCACGGTCGTTGACTTCAGGATCAAACCTGAGCAAGCAGTAGGATTGCAGGGTCAGTTCTTCACTCGCTTGAAAACTATCCTCGATCATGAGCAGATCAAGTATGAAGATAAAGTTCTCGCTAAACTTACTAAACGTTATTATCCCGATTGGCGCAGGCTTATTAATGAGTGCCAGCGGTATGCCGCTACTGGAAGTATTACTTCTGCTATTCTCGTGGATGTCGCTGATGTTAATCTTGACAGTCTTCTGAGTTCTCTGAAGAACAAAGAGTTTACCACTGTGAAGAACTGGGTTGTTCAGCACATGGACAACGATCCTAGCATGGTCATGCGTAAGATCTATGACAGCATGTATGGTGTACTGAAACCTGCTTCTATTCCTGAGGCAGTTCTTATCATCGCTAAGTACATGAGAGATATTTCTATTGTTCCCGATCAGGAAGTTAACATGCTTGCATGTCTGACTGAGATCATGATGAGTTGTGAATTCAAATGACCCTACTCAAATTCCTTGAGAAAGAACCTAGAATTATTATGATGGAGGAAATGCATGAGCGACTTGAGAAAGAACCAGAACGACAATGGAGATGGATACGTGAAAACAACGCCAGAAAATGTAGCAGAAGCAAATGATGCATTGTTTCGTGCTACAATGAACTTACCTAATGCAGCAAAGCATTGTGGTATGACTGAGCGAGAGATGAAGCATATCTTTCGCGAATACTTAAAATATAATCCACCCACCTACGATGCCGATTGATTTCCTCTACCCAACACCCTTTTATTATTCCAATGTGGATGACTACAGTGGGGTTAAAGAAGAGGTTGATCTGTTGGTTGACAATTCAGACTTTGATTATCACCCAGAGTGGGGTAATAATCATAAACTATCTGATGCTACGTTCTCCCAGAACCCAGTTCTTTATATGGAGAAAACTAGATCAGAGATTCAGACACATATTGGTAGGTATTTGCAGTCAATCAAATTCCATCAGTCATTGGAATACACAGGTTCTGCAAACTACACCGTAGTTTCTTCATGGTTGTCGAAGTTTGACAAAGGTGAATATGCACATGTTCATAGTCATGCTCACCATGAAATCTCTGGTGTATACTACCACCAAGTGAAAGGTGATCAAGGACAATTCTTTGTCGAATCACCTGTGCCGCAAATGACCAGTTCATTTGTGTTCAATCACATGTCACAGTCTCTTAAGATCTCCCCGACGCCAGGCATGATCCTATTGTTTCCTGGCTATTTGTACCACGGGGTCTATGCAAACCAGACAGATGATGTTAGGATTAGTCTGTCATTCAACGTGAGTTTCCAGAAACCATACTTTTCATAATGCGAACATTGAAATCATTGAAGACTCCTCTTCGCTATCCTGGCGGGAAGAGTCGTGCCTTGACTAAACTATTTCAGTATACTCCTGATCTGAAAAACTACACAGAATACCGTGAACCATTCTTGGGTGGTGGTAGTGTAGCACTAGAAGTTACCAAGAGATATCCTCACCTTGATATCTGGGTCAATGATTTGTATGAACCACTCTACAATTTCTGGCGAGTATTGCAGGACAACGGAAATGAAATTAAGAACATACTCCTCCAACTTAAACAAAGGCACCCTGACCCCGCTTCCGCTAAGAAACTTTTCTTGGACTCTAAAGAATATCTTTCAGGATCTGCGATCACAGAAAAGTACCCTCCTTACAATGAGAACATATGGCGTGCTGTTTCTTTTTATATTGTCAATAAGTGCAGTTTTTCGGGTCTTACTGAGTCCTCCTCCTTCTCCAAGCAAGCAAGCGATTCAAACTTCTCCTTGGCAGGTATTGAAAAGTTACCCTTCTACTCAGAATTAATTCAGAACTGGAAGATTACTAACTTGTCTTATGAACAACTCTTTACTGATAACAAAAAGTCCTTTACGTACCTTGATCCCCCCTACGAGATCGGGTCAAATTTATATGGTAAACGTGGAAACATGCACAAAGGATTTGATCACGATGCCTTTGCTGCTAGTTGTGACCGTTTTATTGGTCATCAACTTGTTTCTTATAATTCGTCGCAACTGATCAGGGATCGCTTCAAGGAGTGGACAGCTGCAGAATTTGCACACACTTACACCATGCGGTCTGTGGGGAGTTATAATACAGATCAAGCATCTCGCAAGGAACTCGTTCTTACTAACTATGAAGTGTGAAGTCACCCTCTACGTTGCTGGCAAAGTCTTCAAGGAGTCTGTGATTTGCCGCGACTATCAAGAAGCACGTGAAGTTGCTCTTGCTCGCAACCCCAATGCGAAGGTTGTTAGTGTTACCGCTGTGTTCAACTGATGTGGAGACTGTGGGCAAAAGCACTCGGTCAGAAAGAGGGTAGAGACGAGAAGGAAGCAGATAAGATTGCTGTCATCAGAACTCTTATCATGTTTCAGTTGGTTCTGACTAACCTGTTTATTATATCAGGAAACATTTTATCATTTTACAAACACTTCAATGACGTACCAACTCAAAGATTACCTGTACAGCATCAATCAATCCAAGAAAAACATCCTTGATAATGACACTGATGCTGAACGTGGTTATCCACCATACATTGTGAATAGATGTCTTAGTTCTTTTACGGATACTATCTTGTATGCCAATGAGATGAACAAGTTTCCAGATCTTCCTAAGAAGATGCAGTATGACTTTTTGCTAAATAGTGTGAAGCCAAGGAAGCGTTTCTCTCCTTGGGCAAGAAAAGATTCTATTGATTATCTTGAGTTAGTCAAAGAGTATTATGGTTATAATGACGATAAGGCACTCCAAGCACTCAGAATTCTCACCAAGGATCAGCTCGATCACATTGCAAAAATATTAAATAAAGGTGGCAGACAATGAGTGGCGAAATTATTGAAGTTCAGTGGAAACAAACTGACATGGTTGAAGTAGTCTTGGGTGAACCCGATGACTTCCTCAAAGTGAGAGAGACACTAACTCGTATTGGTGTAGCGTCACGTAAAGAAAAGAAGATCTATCAGTCCTGCCATATTCTGCATAAGCAAGGCAAGTATTATATCGTTCACTTCAAAGAGTTGTTCGCTCTTGATGGTAAGAAAACTAATCTTTCTTTGAACGATGTTCAACGACGTAATCGTATTGTACAACTTCTCAGTGATTGGGGACTAATCACTGTAGTAAATGCAGATCAGATTTCTGATCTAGCACCACTAAACCAGATCAAAGTTCTCTCATTCAAAGAGAAAAATGATTGGACGCTTGAGTCTAAGTATAATATTGGACGGAAGAAAACCGAATCATAAATACTTCGTGCCTTTCGTGCGGCACTCTACATAGTCGGAAACCCTTACATAGAGATACGGTTTGTACTGTATCTCTATTTTTTATTGTCTGTGTAAATATTCTTGTGATGCCTAACGGGTCACATGTACACGTCGCTTTTAAAGGACAATGGTAACAGTAAACTGGGAATCGTATAACCCCTATTCAATCGGACTAGATGAAACATTCAGTAGACTCGAAGCAATTGCTGGTGGTGGATCAAATTACCCTCCATACAATGTGGTTGACGGAGATGATGGCAGAACCATACTTGAGGTTGCTCTTGCAGGATTTGCAGATGGAGATATTGAAGTCACAACTGAACGAAATGTTCTGACAATTTCTGCAAAGAAAGCACCACCAGATAAAGAAAGAAAATATTCACACAAAGGTATTTCATATAGAACATTCTCACGCAACTGGCAGATGGCAGATGACGTAGAGGTTGAAAGTGTAGAATTTGAATCAGGTCTATTGATTGTCACTCTCAGGAAAGAACTACCCGAGAAACAGAAGCGAAAGAAGTGGTTCTAAATAAACACGCAAGGGCACTTGACGGTGCCCTTTTTTGGTGATAAACTAACTACAAACTCATTCTAACTATGGCGGTATCTATTCTTACTTTGAAGACTGGTGATCGTGTCATTGCTGAGTTGAAAGAGATCTTCGATGAGGAAGGTGCAGATCGTAAAGGCATCTGTCTTCTCATGGAAGAACCATATGTGCTACACTTAGATGGTTCCACACCACAGTTTCTAACAGAAGCAGCAGGTGCAGAATACCAAATCAGGTTTAGCAAATGGAATCCATACTCTTCTGACTGGCAGTATAAGATCCCATATGACAGTGTTATGACTATCAGCAATCCTGAACCAGGATTGGAAGAAGCATACAACAATAAAATTACTGAAAAACGCGACGTATACGGACAAAATGACAGAAACACCACAACCCCCGCAACTGAGGACGAACCACAACGTTCGCCTAGTGATCCTATCGACTAATCAAACAATTCTCTGTTTGTTTGGTGACATCAGGGAAAACGAACAAGTCATTGGATATAAGATGTTGTATCCATTCATCCTGAATTTGGGTGAAGCAAACGAAGACGGTACTATTCCTATCACATATTCTCGCTGGTGTCCATACACCCCTGTTCAGGAATTCAAACTGAATGGTGAACACATTGTTAGCGTAACGTTCCCTGATGATGGTATCCTTACCAACTATGTTGGTGAACTAGCTCAGTATGGTATTACTGAAGCAGATCTATTCTTTACTGAGGAACAAGTTAATGGAACTGACAGCCAACCTGATCAAGCTGCAGAATGAATGGATCATCGCCCAAGTAGAACCAGTTGAAGGGGACACCTTGCCAGGTGACCCTGATGTCTGGATGATCGAACCGTATCTGGTAGACTACGAAGGTCAACTGGTTCCATGGGCAGAGCATTCTTCTGAGCGTGAATTTAATGTCAGGTCTTCGGACTTGACTGTCGTGACCAACCCCAGCAAGGCAATCCTTGCTAGATATATTGAATGTCTTGAATGAAGTTTTACACTAGTGTTGAGCAAGCAGGCAACCGTCTGCTTGTCCGTGGTTATGAAAATGGCAATCGTTACAGCGTGAGGGTCCCTTTCAACCCCACGATGTATCTGCCTACTAAGAATTATTCTGAGTGGAGAACACTAGAAGGTGACTGTGTAGAACCTCACAAGTTTGGATCGATTGCTGAGGCAAGAGATTTCGTTAAGCAATATAAAGAGGTAGAGGATTTTCAGATCTATGGTAACTCTAGGTTCTTGTATCAGTACATTGCTGAGGAACATCCTGAGGAAGAACTCAAGTTCGACTCCTCAAAGATCCGTGTATTTACCATCGATATTGAAACCGCTGCCGAAAACGGATTTCCAGATATCGAAACTGCCGATCAGGAAATCCTTGCCATCTCAATCAAAGATAGTTTCTCTGGTCGGATTGTTGTGTTCGGAGCGAGAGCATTCAGTAACCAAGACACCATGGTGGACTACATGCATTTCCGATCAGAAGAAAGCATGTTGGGCGCATTCCTGGAATACTGGCAGGAAAACTTTCCAGATGTGATTACTGGATGGAACGTGCAGTTGTTCGATATGCCGTACATCCACAATCGTATTGATCGTGTCCTTGGTGAGAAGTATGTAAAACTTCTGTCACCATGGAAACTCGTATCAAAACGTGAGATCTTCATCAAAGGTCGTAAGAATTTTTCTATCGACATGCTGGGTATCTCCACGCTTGATTATCTTGAATTGTATAAGAAGTTTACTTACACAAACCAAGAGTCATATCGTCTTGATCATATTTGTTCTGTAGAATTGAATGAAAAGAAACTCGATCACTCTGAGTTTGATACTTTCAAAGAGTTCTACGAGAAAGACTGGCAGAAGTTCATTGAGTACAACATCCATGACGTTCGCCTGGTGGACAAACTGGATGACAAGATGAAACTGATTGAACTTGCATACACCATGGCATATGACGCCAAGGTGAATTATGAAGATGTGTTTAGTCAGGTTCGTATGTGGGATAACTACATTTATTGCGAACTACTAAAACGTAAGATTGCAATCCCTCCTAAGAAGGAGAGTGCTACTAAGACTGAGAAGTATGCAGGTGCTTATGTCAAAGAACCGATTCCTGGATTCTATGATTGGGTGGTGTCTTTTGACCTTAACTCTCTGTACCCTCATCTCATTATGCAATACAATATCTCCCCAGAAACACTTCAAGACGTTAGACATCCACAGGCTACGGTTGATCGAATCCTTGAACAGGAGATAGACATTGATGGTGAGTTTGCTGTGTGTGCAAATGGTGCCCAGTACAGTAAAGATCAGCATGGGTTCCTGCCACAAATGATGAAGAAGATGTACGACAGCCGTGTTATCTTTAAGAAGAAGATGATCAAGGCAAAGCAGGAGTATGAAAAAACTCCTACTGTCGAACTCATGAAAGAGATCGCCCGCTGTAATAATATTCAGATGGCAAAGAAGATCTCTCTCAACTCTGCTTATGGTGCTATCGGTAACGAACACTTCCGATACTATCGTCTAGCAAATGCAGAAGCAATCACTTTGAGTGGTCAGGTTTCGATCCGTTGGATTGAAAACCGTATGAATGAATACCTAAATAAACTACTCTCCACTGAGAAGGAGGATTATGTCATTGCATCTGACACTGACTCAATCTATCTTAACCTTGGACCTCTTGTTAATAAATTTCTTAGTTCTAAGTCTGGCGACAAAGCAGCAGTTGTGGCGTTACTTGACAAGATCTGCCAAGAGAAACTTGAACCTTTTATTGAACGTTCATACCAAGAACTTGCGGACTACGTATCGGCGTATGACCAAAAGATGAGCATGAAGCGAGAGAACATCGCTGATCGTGGCATCTGGACTGCAAAGAAACGTTACATTCTCAACGTCTGGGACTCTGAGGGAGTTAGATACAAGGAACCCAAGATGAAGATCATGGGTCTTGAAACTGCTAGGTCATCGACACCAGCGTATTTTAGAGA